ATGCGCCGACTGAAGAGAATCGCCATTGCGGCGGCTGCGTCGATCGCTTGTTTCATACCGAATTTTTCGGTGGCAGGGCAGGGGGTATCTTGCGCTTCGCTCATCGTGATCGACGGCGACACCATCAAATGCGATGGCCAGAACATGCGCCTGCTGGGCGGCGGGGTGCCGTTCAAGTCTGGCGTGGATGCGCCCGAGATGGGAAGCCGGGCCAAATGCCGCCAGGAAGGGTATTTAGCGCTGAAGGCCAAGGCCCGATTGAAAGAACTGCTGCTGGACGGCGTGCCTCGTATCGAGGACAGCGGCGCAAGGGACCGGACGCAAAGCCGTCGGCCGCTCGTGAATATCTATCTCCCCGATGGCCGGGAAGCTGGGCAGGTTCTCATGTCGGAAGGATTGGCGCGAGAATGGCGGCCAAAGCACCGCATTGATTGGTGCAATTGATCTGCGCCTCCGTTATGGAGGTCGAGAACTTCGGGACAATCGTCCACAAGTTCAATGGAACCCGCTGGCAGTACGAGGCTGCTGGCGGGTTTTCTTTATCGCGGCAGCGGCGAGCGAAGCACCGTATCGAAGGCATCAAGAGACGAGCGACGAAGCGGCGGGCTCCGGTTTATCGCCGTCTCCAAGCGTTGAAGAATTTCCTTCATCACCTGAATATCACTGGATTGCCGGTTGAAGTCGGCCTGCAGTTCCTTGATCGCCGTGGAAATGCTGACGGTCGTTTGTTCGGTGACAGTCACGCGATAGGTTAGATTGTCGGCCTTGCGCTCGGCTTCCACGCTCTTTTGCTCGAGAGCGGAAAGCCTGAGATTGTAGCTCGCCTCGATCGCCTTCACTTCGGCCAGCCGTTCTTTATGAAGCTGCTCGTGGCCGTCTTTCCACTTTTGCAGATCCTCGATGTCTCGGCTCTTGTCCACCCAGATAACGACGCCGCCGAGTATCATTCCGCCCAGCGTCACCAGCTGGATGAGGGTGTTTAGATTCCACTCCATTTTAGGCGCGCGACTTATCTGCATGTTCGTATTCTCCGCCATCCGGTAAGCCTGCCCCTGCCCTGCGAATAAAAGAAGCCCCCGACATGCGGCCGGGGACTGGTTATCAGAACGGTTTCTCTGTCTGCCTGAGCAGATCAGGGAGTTTCGAGAGGATGATTTCCTCAAGACCCTTGGCATCGACGCCGAGCTTCTGGAGCGCTTCCGGGTTCTTCTCGATGACGTATTTCGAAGCTTCAGCCAGGATCGTGTCATTGATGACGCCGCCGACGTTGGGTAGCCCCGCCTTGCTCAATGCGAACCGGATCGCATTGGCGGCCGACTGGTGAAGCGCCTCGCGGAGCTTGGCTTCAATCTCGACCCGCTGCTTTTCGTTTGTCACATTCAGGAGCGAAATTAGCTTGGTGGCAATCCAAGTCGCCAGCACAGGACCAACGGTGGACACCAGCAGCACCACGACAGGCTGAACGATAGTCCATACCTCGTACCAGATCGAGGAAGGCGCAATGACCGGCCCGGCGTCCTGCGCCCATGCTGGAGCGAAGAAGAAGCCGACGATGCAGGTGAGCGCCAGAACCGCGGCAATCAAGTACCAGATGCGTGCCATGATCAGCCTCCTACCTTCTGAGCTTGGTTGATTGCCTGCGTGATGGTCAGATAGGCCGCAGAGGCCGCCACCAGCGTTGTTCCAAGCGTTGCGGTGTCCTTGTTCGCGCAAAGCGCCTGAAGGCTCTGGTAGGCCGTCTGTGCGGCTGCTGCCGTCTTCGGCTTGAGCCTGTCGGCAGCGATGAACGGCTGAAGCACGGCAAAGGCGGTTTCGCCGGCAGAGCAGACCTGCGGCAGGCTGTTGCGGATACCGGTATCGATCGATCCGGTGGATTGGCACGCGGACAAGCCAACGACTGCCACCGCCACAATGAGCAGAGACTTGAACATGTTCGTTCCTTTGATGGAGGGGTTAAGCTTCGTTCGTGGTGACGCTGGCCGAGATGGTCGTCATCGGCAGGGCAGCAAATGGCGCGTCCTGATAGGTGACAGGCCAGCGGTAGCCGAGAAGCCGTGTCTTCGCGATGCGTGCAATGCTGACGGAATCGGACTGATTGCCGCCAAGGATATGCAGGTGCGTCTTGTCGTGGCCGACGACGATACCGACGTGACCTTGCCAGCCATCCTTTGAGCCGCGCCAGAAGACGGCGATGGCGCCGATCTGCGGTTCATCCAGCGGCTTGCCAAATTTCAGCCAGCTGCGGGAGCCGAGCGGATTTGCTGGCATCGGCTCTTTCGGCAGCGCCGTGGCAACGACCATGCCGACGAACGCGCCACACCACGCGATTTCGCTCGCATCGAGGCGAAGCGCCTTGTCCAGCGCCTTGGCGTTCTTGACCTCATGCAGGCTGATGAAGCGGCGTGCTTCCGTCACCCATGGCGGGACCATGGGCTTGTTGTAGTTCAGCCCGAGCGCCGCCAGCGTCTTCGGGCCGATGGTGCCGGGATAGAGGATCGAGAGCTTCTTATCCTCTTGAAACCGCATCACGGCCTTTGTCGTGCTCCGGCCGGGAATGCCGTCAGCGCCAGACGGCCCGACGTCATAGCCGAGCGAAATCAAGCGCTGCTGTACCTCGCGTACAGTCGCCATGTTGATCTCCTGATTGTGGATGATTTCTTGAGGTTGCCGGTGCTTTCCGGTGTCGTTAGCTTCGGCCTGTCGAGTCCTTCCCAAAAGAGAAACGACACAGAGGTCCGCAAGTCCCTACCCCCAGCCCCTTGCGGGCCTCTTTAATTTGGCCGGATACGCCGTCGGAAAGGCGAAGGGATAGGTTCTAGTAGTGGCGCGTTAAAGCGCGCGCGCTGAACTCGTTCTGGATGATTGCTGGCTCACTGATGACCAGCCAAAATAGATATCCCAAACCGCCCAAAAACGTCGCGCAGCCCACTACCAGAAAGGCAAGGCCGACATAGTATAGCGCCAAATGACCCAGGTTCATCTTTATGCAGCCGACAGGGTTGAGTAGCCGCCATATTACTTGTGGCAACAGTAGTTTTTCAAGATGGTGCCGGCCAAGCGATGGGCGCGATTTCTGCGAGGAACTGCGCGACGGTCGGCTGCGGGCGCTGACCTGCCTGAACCTTGGCCAGCTCGGCATATGCATAGGTCCACACACCGTCCCGCCACGCGACAAAGGCCTGAGCCTCTGCTGCCCAAACCGGATTTGTGGAGGCGGTATAGGAGGCGAGCGTCACGCCATCGCGGAACAGCTTGGTTTTTGCCGTGCCGTCGACAATGGCCTGAATGGCGTCTTCGTAGTCCGCCATCGTCGGCGGATTGCTTGGAGGCCCTTCAGCGGCCGGCGCGTCTACAATCGCAAAGCCGCCGTTGATCGAAACTGCCTTGCCGTCGATGATGGCGCCAAGCGCTTCTTCATACTGCGCATCGGTGATTTCAATCGAGCCGTCTCGCGCTTCGGTGCAAATCCCGCCTTCAAAAGCATAAGGCATCACAGAATCCTCATGTAATAATTGACGCCGCGGGCGCGGGGTCGGGCTTCGTCACCCCCACTGGACTGGATTGTGATCCCGACGCCAGAGTTGGCTGCCGCGCCGCGAGATGTTGGGGTCTCATTCGCGGCAGGGTTCGCCACGTTGAACGCCGCGCCAGTTCCAGTGTTGCCAACGACAATGTTCAGGTTGTGGCTATGCGTCGGATCAGTATAGGTGTGCACGTGAGAAGCGTTCTGGCTGTTTTCCTGCACCGCGATGTTGCCGGGGCGCAGATACTCACGGCTGGTGTTCAGAAGTGTTACCGCGCCGCCATTTAACGGTGATCCGGCCAGGGAAATGGTAGCAGTTGCATTAATGTTGGGGGCGGAACCTGTGACACTTTCCCCTGTCAGCAGCCCCTGATTGTAGCCTCCTGCCCCAGTCTGGCCAGCGCTCAGGACAATGTATTTGTAAGCCAGATTCCGAGGTGGTGCGCTCCATCCGGAAATACCCATATTGGCGGGGATGGGAACGCCGATGGGATAAAGCGCCCACGGATCGGCCAGAATTCCGTTAATGGCCGCAGTCAATTGCGCCGGAGTAACCCGTGTTGCCAGGTCGTTGAGAGTGGCCTGTAGCCCCGTGATGGTTGCCACGGCTTGCTCACCCGTATGGTTCGCCCGGTCGAAAGCATCATCGAGAACTCCCTGCGGGTCATAAACCGACTGGAGCATGAGGCCCGTCGTGTCGACCACGGCCTGAAACGTGTCCGTGAAGCTCATGATCGAATAGGAATCCAGATCGGAGTTCCATGCGAGGAAGAACACCTTGTCGCTGTCCACGACCGATGGAACACGGACAAGCCCCGACACATCGACAGAAACAACGAGGTCGGCCGTCCCTTCGGTTCGGGCGATTTTAATGCCCGCACCGCTGGAAATCTTTGCCGGGAAGCGTGGCAAAACGCGAAGTCTGAGAGTCATTGTCTTACCACCCCATCAACGACCGGGACCGAGCCGATAAGCTCTTGTTCAGTGATCCCGTCACGGCTGACCGTGATGCCGATTTCATAAGTCCCGGCGCAAAGCTGGGACATTTCCTGTTTGGTGAAATGCCACTGGATGACGCCGAAGCCGACGAATTCAATGTGACCGTCTTCCGTCGTAGCGGTAAGACAACGGCGGCGGTCGCGGTCCCTGAGTTCGAGGCGCATCGTCACGCCGGAAAGGTCCGTGATGAGTTGCTCGTTGTCGTCATCCACCAGTTCGATTGTCTCGATCCAGTCGGCACGGTTTGAAACGGGCTGCAGGTGAGCGTCGTACATATCAGAGCCTTATGTAGATCGTGACAGCCATTGAGGGCTGAAGGTTGTTGTGGGCCGCGCCACCGCCAGTCGCATCCGTCGTCAGCGTGTGGGTATGAAGGCCGGCACCATCCGTGAACTTGTCGAACTGGTTGGGGCCGGTATCGCCCGCACTGATCGCATTCGGGCCACCGTCATTGTTGTTGTTCGTCGGGATGAGATGCTGGTGGTAGCCATCGGCACTCGTTGAGCCGGTGTGCGTGTGCGACGGCATTTCAGCGATGGTCAGAACGTGGCGATCAACACCCCCAGCCCAGCCTAGCGCGGCAGCATACACAAGAACATTCGCAGCAACGTTGCCCATAATGTCGAGGCCTACGAGTGTTCGACCGCGCATGTCGGGGAGCGTCAACTGCTTGTTCGCACTCCAGTCAGCAAGCGCCGTTGCGCCACGACCGCCGATGACAGCAAGATTGGGATCAGCGTTCCACAGAAACTCGAAAAGCGCCTGCGTGTCGCTGTTGGCTCGCTCTGTGGCGCCAGAAGTAGCGGAACCGATTGTGCGGCCGTTGCATCGCGCCCAACCGGCAACGAAACCTTCCCCGTACCGATGTTTCAGGTCACCCGTCTTTGAAACTGCGTCAGGGTCAACAGGCGTCGTGCTGCCTCCACCGCCACCTCCTGCCGGGCCAACGATAGGAATGCCGTCGGCATCAACGATCAAAACACCTTGCGACGTGGTGATGCGGACACGAAAGAACTCGTCGGCCTCATCGAAGTAGACTGGTGGCCAGAAGCCATTGCCGTCCGTCATCAGCGGGTTGGGGTGAGCATTGATGCTGCCAAGATCGAACGACTTATAGACCGTGATCGGGGTTGTCGTGCCGCCCTTGTAGAAATAGGCACGCGCCCCGATGTACGGACGCCCGTTCGGGTCGTGGATTTGCGTGTTGGACTGGTACCAGAAACCCGCCATGTCAGACCCTCACCACACAGCCACAATGCCGGTTGCCGTCGTTCCTGTGGCCTTGATCTGCTTCACAGCCAAGGGGTAGAGAACGCCTGCCACCATGGCCACAGTCACCTCCTGGCTGTTGCCGGACATAACAACGACGACGTTGCCGTCGGCTCCAACGCAGATAGCGCGCGGCACCGTCGCCAGCTCGTTTGCATCACTTGGAACAACCGCCACAGCGTAACGGGCTGGGCCAACCTGAGTGATGTCTTTGAGATAAGGATCTGCTGCTGCCATTGAGGCCTCCATAGAAAAGGCGGATCCGAAGAACCGCCTGCACATCTTTTTCGCTTCGCTATTAGCTAACATAGCTTGACATTAATTCGCCAAATGCTATCACTGTCGCATGAAACAGATCGCTTACAGCAAATCCGCTCTCAAGGTTCTCCGCCGCCTCCCAACGAACGAGGCAAAGCGCATCACCTCGAAAATCGAGCAATTTGCCAGCGATCCGAAATCACTTGCCAACAACGTCAAGGCGCTGGTTGGCTCACCTTACATCCGCCTTCGTGTTGCCGACTGGCGCATCATCATGGACGATCAGGGCAATGTTCTCGAAGTCCTCAAGATTGGCCCGCGCGGCAGCATCTACGAGTAGGAGACAGATCATGCAGACTATCACCACCCCGAACGGGGAAACGCTCGTCGTTCTTCCCCTGTCCGAATACGAAACCCTTGTCGACAAGGCAGACATCGCATCCGCCGAGAAGGTCAGGGCCGATATCGCTTCCGGTCGTGACGAGCTTGTTCCTGCCGCTGTCGTCAACCGCCTCCTTGGCGGAGAAAACCCGGTAAAGGTCTGGCGCGAGCATCGCGGCATGTCTGCGAAAGACCTTGCCGCCAAAGCTGCGATCAGTGCGCCCTACGTGTCCGAAATCGAAAGCGGCAAGAAAGATGGCAGCCTTTCCGTTATGCGTAAGATTGCCGACGCTCTCGATGTTGATCTTGATGACTTGGCGTAAGCCCATCTGGACAAAGCCTGCGCATCTCGCCATTGTGGGCAGATGCGCAAACCACCCATCATTGATCACGATCCTAACGAACCCAAGAAACCATATAAACCGGTTTCGTGGTGGCTCATTTGGTCAATTATTGCCTTTGGTTGGTGTGGATATCTGTTAACCGAAGAGTTCAATTGGTATCCAATAGCTCTTGGCCTTGGCACCGGAACAATGCTTGCCACGTGGGCCATCGAAATCACCGGCAACAAAGTTCCCGATTCCTGGCGTCGGCGGTCATCGAACAGGGACCGGGACATTTAACTCCAGCGGCGCACGCGGGGCGCCACCGCCTGGAAGACGCCCCGTCCCCGCCGTCGACAACGTGTTCAAAATGGCCGTTGCCATCCCTCTTTTCATTGCATCATCCATCTTCGTGCTGGCCGCTACCGTCAAAAGACGACGGGCGTGCTCTGGGTCGGTCGTCATGAGCGAGCGGCCAACCTTTTCGATGACACGGGGCGGTAGACCTTTACCCTCGTTCAAGGCTCTGGTGACGGCACCGATCGCCGCGGCTTTCCATCCGCCACTGAACAGGTTGGTCAATACGGCCGGGTCGAAATTTGCGATATCGTCCATGTCCGCGAGATTGTCAGCCGTCCGCGAACCGCCCGTTGCCTGGTTGAGCGTTTCGAACATGCGCTGTTCCCGCCCGATACGGCGGCCCAACTGGTCGGCCTGCTCAGGAGAAGCGATAGCCTGAAACTCTTCCCGGTTCTTCGGCGTGTTGAGCGACCGGGCCTTGTTGGTCGTCGGGCTGCCGGCGGCGCTCTCAACACGGGCAATGAGCGGATCGGCATAACCGGCCCTGAATGCGGCCTGTTCATCCGGCGTCATCTGCGAAAACCGCTCAACAGTATCGGCCGCTCGCTGACGGCCGGATGTGGCGGCGCTGCCTTCGGCCACAGCATCAATTACGCCGCTTCGCGTCCTGAACGTGTCATTGGCCGTCCTGAATGCAGGCGATGCATCCTCAAGCGCAGTGTCGACCAACCGCTTCACCTGATTGAGCGCGAATGCGCGGTTGCCGGCACCTTGAGCGTCAGAACGCGCAATCATGTCATCAAGATCGAGCTTTGCCCTGAACAGGGTGTTAAAGTCCGTCACCTGGCTGTTGCCGTCTGAAAGCATCGAACGAACACGAGCCAAAGCGCCCTCGATGCTGTCGTTTGCAATTCGGTCGCGCGGGCTGACAATCTGATTGACACCGGGGCGAATGGTTTCATCGATGTGTTCAAGGATCGGGGTAACGTTGACCGCGCCGGCCTCCCGCCGAGCCGTGCTGTAAAGCGCGTTTGCCTCTGCATCACGGGCAGCGGTCAGAGACGCGGCGCGCTGGGCGGCTGTATCGGTGGCGTTAAAGCCTTCAGCAATCGCATTGGCGAGCCTGTCACCCTGGCCGGCCTGACGGGTTAGAAGTTGGCCCACAACCTCCTGACGCGCATCATTCGGCGTTCTGGCTACCGCGGAAAGCATGCGCTGTCCGCTATGGCCTAGAGCGTCGACCAGGGCGTATTCACCCTGACCGTCATCAATTGCAAGACGCATGATGCTTTCGATTTCTTCAGGCGACTTGCCAGAACGCTGCAACGCTGTGCCAATGGCGCGGTTGGCAGAGGCATCAGGGCGAATACGGGAAGTGATGGGCGATGCGAGCGAACGGAGGAACGAACCACCTCCAGCAATGGCATAGGGAGAGACGCCGCCGATGGCCAAGCCACCTACGCCGCCTTTTGTGGCAGAAGCCAGCCGGTTCAAAAAACCTTCTTCCCCACTGCCAAAGCCTTGAGCACTACCAAGGATACTGCCTTCAAGGGCGGATGCCTTCGCGACATTGGCGAGGTTCGCCCCACGTTCTACCGCGTTGGCAGTAGCCGACAATCCACCCTTGGCCAGACCAACGCCACCGGTGACGCCGCCGCCGATCTGACCAGCGAGACGATAACCGAACCGATCCTTGCTGTCAGCCGCGTCCGTCGCGCGCTGCGCGTCAAGATTGGCGTTGTATCGGTCGGCAAAGCTGCCGCCATCCCTGCCAGTGCCAAAAACAGGATTGAACAATGCATCACCAGCGGCAGCGGCTTCATCCGCAAGACCGAAGGACAGGGTATCGGCGGCACCGCGCACGAAGCTGTCAACCTTGCCCATGAAGCTGTCACGGGGATCGTCCGGCTTCTCCACCATAGCCTTGACGGTTGGCTGGGCGGGTTGCGCCGGCTGGGCCTGATCGGCCGAAGAAGAGGCGCCAAGGGTCTTGGCAATCTCTTCCACGGTCGCGCTCTGCTGTTCCGGCGACAGACTTTTGAAGCTGTCATCGACCGTGACGCGCCGGCCGCCGATGTTGAGAACCGTCATTCCTCGATGCTCCATTTGACGCCAGACGAGGTTTGATTACCCGCCGCCGGCGCGGTCGATCCGCTTGCCTTGGCCCGTGCGTTCGCAATACCGCGCGTGACAACACCGCGCAGTTCCGCGAGTGCTGCCTGATAGTCTTCAAGGCTCTGGGCGGTGTTGAGCCGCGCCATTGCCTCGGTAGCCTTCTGGCCTTCGATTTCAGTAATTGCACCACCGCCCTTGAGGGCGTTGAACGCCTGCAGGAACGTCTGACCGTTGATTTGATCCATCTTCGACTGAACGCGGGCGGCATCAGATGTCAGATTCGGCGTGCGGGAGTTGATCGGGCCAAGCATGTTCGGCAGGTATGCGTCGTTGGCCAGACTGTCGATCGTTGCCAGCATCTGATCAGAAGCCGACTGGATTGCAGGAAGAGCAGCCTTCGCTTCCGACCGAGCCTTGCCGTCAGCGGTCTGTTCAGCGGCACCCGCCACGTCCTTTTCCCGCGTGTCTATCACCTGGCCCGTTCGGCTGTTACGAGTGACCACCGTTGTACCAAGGTCGTTGCTCGAAATGCCCGGAGTGAGCTTAATGCCGGCCGGTACTTCAACCTGGCGCACGCCGCCGCCCTTGAGCGGCTGGAAGGCGACGGTATTTCCATCAGCGTCTTGACCGTAGACCAGATTAAGTCCGGCTTCACTTCCGCCCAAACCTTCGGCTTTCGGATCCTTCGGGAACCGTCCGACCGCCTCAATGGCGCCGCTCTGCTGATTTGCGCGCGCCAATGTTCCATCAGGAAGCGTGACGAACTGCCAAGGCTCCGTCGCCTTCTGCCCTTCGACGTTGGCCGCCCAGAGCTTTAAGCCCACATCGCGAAGATTGCGGTCGCGGAGCATGTACTGGATCAGGCCCGGATCGATGCTGCCTCGTTGCACAGGAGTGATGCCTTGAGCAATCATACCGGTGCGGGGTGTCGGCGCAGTTGCGGTTTGTGCCGGCGGTTGCTGTTGGGGCTGCGGCGCAGTTGCCGACGCCATGGTGTAAGGCGCAGCGTCGGCGCGCGGCTCAACCCTTACCATGGGATCGATATAGCCAGACGCAGGAGCAGCAGCTTCAATGGCCTGAACGGCAGGCGCACCGATCGAAGGCATACCCGCCGACGGGTCGAGACTTGCCACTTCCGTTCCCGCACCCTGAAAACGTGGCAGATAAGACGATGCGAGCCCCATGCGCCGCGCGGTTTCTCCACCGGGCTGATCGTAACCCGCAAACTTCCAGGCATTGTTCATGAGGCGCTGCGCATCTTCCGCGCTCGTTGCAGAGTTCAACGACTGGATAAGGCCCGGATTCTCCTGAAGGAAGAAGTCAGCCTGTGTGCGCGCCGAGATATTACCCGGCTGCTCACCACGCTGACGTGCGAAGTTATACAGGTTGTTCAGCCGTTCATTGCGCCACGACATGACGCCGCCAGCCGTGCCAGCCTGTCCGCTCTGGCTGGGATCAGACCACGAGCGATTTGCATTCCGCGGAGACCAGCCGCTTTCAGCTTGACCGGTCGCAGCGACGGCAGCAAGGCCATAGGGGTTCGTCAGGCCACCAGCCTTAACCCCACCGATGAAGTCGTCATAGATGTTGCCCGACCCAGAAGCAGCAACCTTAGGAGACGTGGCCGCAATCTCGCCAGCAGCGCCAGGGAGGGGCACCGACGCGTTTCCGGTAACTTTGCCCATCAGACCGGAAAGAAAACCACCAGCGGGCTGCTGTGCAGGTACTGCGCCCTGAATTCTGTCGGCAAGCCCGTTGAAAGACCGGTCGGCACGAACGTTCTGAATAGCGCCGCCGATGCTGTCTGCAATGCTGCTGAGCCAGGAATTGTCCGGCTGCGGAATGCTGACGCCTGGAACGAGAAGGCTTGCGATCTGAGCCATTAGAAAAGACCTCCGGTTGCCAATTTAAGGCCACCACTGACAAGCCCCTTGAGGAAACCGCCCTTGGCGGAATTCTGTGCTTCCTTCCCTTGAGCCCACTGATTGTTGACGCCCATAAGGCCCTGCGTGACAGAACTTTCCAGCCCGAGCCGATCACCTGCAGTGCTCTGGTAAAGGTCAGACAGCGCGCCATAGCCAGACGCCTGCCCGCCGGCAGCGCTGAGCCCCTGAGAAGACATACCGGACAGCCGATCAAGCCAGCCGCCGTATTCCTGATTGGCAAGCCCTTGGCCGTAACTGGTGAGCGCCGTCAGCGTATTGCCGCTGTTGAGCATCCCGGCCGCGCTGGCACCGCGCAAAGCCGCCTGTGTGCCCTGATCGAGCGCGAACTGATAGCCGGGACCGGTCTGGAATGCGCCAGTTGCAGCCGCATTGCCGTCCGCGCCGTTCAAACCGAGAGCATTTCCATACATCGTGGTCGCAGCTCTGCCGCTGTCCACCCACGGCTGATATGCGTCAATGGCAGAGTTTAGTGCGCCCTCGCTCTTGCCTTCACCGGTATTGATGATGGTGTTGCCCGTCGTCTGAAGGTCTTTAATCAGTCCCTTGTTCTGATTGGCCGCATTCATCGTGGCTTTGCCGGTGCTGCTCCCGGTCAATGCGCTCAAAAAACCCATTACAAACCTCCTGCGGTTGCCCGCTCTTCGACTTCACGCAGATGGCGGTCGAGTTCTTTCAGGTAGAGATACCAGTCCTTGTTCATCCGTCCGCCAGCGTCGACAAGCGGCTGGGACGGTGGCGGAAGCGGAACGAGCGGTTTCAATGCGGATGCCATCAGCGCGACCTCGCTTCACCGTCCATGGACCCACCAAGGATCCCGACATAAACAGGATCGGACACTTCGAACTTCCACACGCGACCATAGCGGGAGGCCATGCCGGTGCGGTTCACGGTCACCTGAGTGATATGTTCAGCCTGGCGTCCGAGAGGGCGCTGCAAAGGCTTTCCGAACGAGTTTCCGCCGTCGTCTGACCATGAGATTTTACAGATCGGGTCCGTGTCGATCGGCTCGTCACCTTTCACAAGGCCTTGACCGACGATGACATCGAAATCAGCGCGCGGTACGGCCACACGGTTCGGGAAATCACTGGCCGGCAATGATATGGCGGTCATCACCAGATGATCATCACCCTCGCGCTGATAATCAGGATCGAGGAACCAGACATCGCCGGTTTCCCGGTCGCCAATCACCCATTTTCCGAAGGCCTGTGTCGAGCAAACACCGCGCCACCTGTTCGTCAGGTAGCTCTCGCGCTCATGCCAAAAGCCGGTAGCAACCTCATATGTCCATGAGAAATCAGGGCCGGTCACCGTGGCCCAGAAATGGCCGCTGGCAATGCCGACGGTCACATCGATCTTCGACTTGTCGGAAACCTTCTCAATCAGCCGATCAAGATCAGGCGTTGAAATACGCGTGTGCTGATACCCACCGTCAATCCGGTAGACCGCATTATCGTCACCGACGAAGATCAACGCCGGAAAGCCGTATTCGTTTCCAGCAATGGCAAACGTGCCCGCAATGCCACGAGGGATGACCGAGGCGCGCGTGAACGGCGAGCCGGTGGCGTTCCCCGCATTCTGCCATACCTCAATCGAGGAAGGCCCGCAGAGGTAAAGAAGCTCACCGAATGCCACGGCGCGATAAATGCCGCCGGGATGGCTTTCAGCCTTGCCGAAATCAAGCGCGCTCACCGTCTTGTCGTTGATGGCCGAGACGAAGAAACGGCCATCACGTATGGCCCAGATGAAATATCCATCCAGAAAGTCGATAGAGAGCGCCTGTGGCAAGTCACCGTCATTGAGACTGACAGGTGCGCCCGTGCTGCTGACGATGAATGTGTCATCCTCTGTCGTCACCAGAATATCAGGGATTGGCGCCTTGTTGTTCCGAGCAAATGTCACCCGGCCGGCGCTGGGCAGGTTCCCGAGATCAGCAAACACGTAATTCGTGCCGTCAAAGGTGACCTTCATCAGCCTTTCAGCAAGCGCTACGTAGAGCGTTCCGTTGTGGAAGTGGAAACCACGGCAGCCGACGTGCAAATTCGTGCTGGCGGCCTTCCTGAGGCCTGGAGCGCGACGGCGAACGAACTGCTTGCGCGCGCCATTGTCCAGCGCTTCTGCATAGCAGTTGATAAGTCGCCCCGATCCCTCACCCGGCCGCGCACCCGGAGCTGTCGAGGTGGGGAAAACGATATCGACCATCAGAAATACTCGCTCGACGTTACATCTTCAGGCACCAGTGTTGCCGCGGTTATCTGACGGAGCGCCAGTTCCGCCTCCGCTCGTGACGCTGGATTTCGTGCTACGCCAAATCTGGGCGAACAGGCATCAGCGATGATGGTGGCAAGAGGATCAACCACTTCATCATCGAACCGGTCTTTTTCTGTCGTCAGAATGCCCTTGCGGCTAAGCGCCGTCAGCTGGCCGTCGATGTACTTGTCAACAATTTCGATATCTTCAGGCGCCGGAGCCTGCCCAGCGCCGCCATCGGCCTGATGAAGCTCAAGGACGGCAACAATCAGTTCATGCCTTGTCTTCATTGATCGCCACCACCGTGAGTTCGCGCCTTACCGAATGCTCGCCTTGCGGCTTGTCGACAAAGCTGTCTGTGAATTCGAAACGATGCCCTTCCGGCAACCGCGTCATCTGCTGCCGCTGCCACGCGTTCAGGGCTGGTTTTGCTATTTCAAGGCCTTGCGCCTCTGTGATGAAGCCGCCGCGCACGGTAATTGCAGCTGCAACCACCTCACCGGGGTTGAGGACGGCGATTTCCTTGTCTTCGACCATCGCCGTCTCTCCTGTCGATTAAGCGGCCACGTATTCGGCCTTGTCCTCGTCGGACATGCCGTTGAAGGCTTCAGCATCAGCCTTCGTCAGGCCGTCCTTGACCACTTCGCCACCCTTCTTGATGACATAGCGACCGCCGCCATTGTGAACGGCCTTCAGCTCGTCAGCGTCTTCGGGCTTCTCGGCTTTCGATGAAACCTCGAAGAACGGATTACCGCTGAACCTGCCGATATCGGCGTCCTTCACCTCAACGGACTTGCCGTCCTTGAAGGTGTAGCCGAAGGCCTTGACCTCCTCGGCGCCACTGTCGCCGGCAACGTATTTCACCTTGCTCATGCGCCCTGGCTCCTGTTGCTGTAGTGCGCCCAGTTCCGCGGGTTGATGAACTCAACGATGAATTCAACAACGCCGGTCGTGGCCGCCGTGCCGGTCTGGGTGAACTTGGCAAAGAACGTAGTGTCATTCGCCAGTTCAACGCCGAGTTCTGCACCGGAGCCAGCCTTGAAACCGGTGGCCGTTGCGGCGGCGTTTGCAGAAGTCACCAGTCCGTCATCATCGGCGGCAGAGCCAAGAACAAGTACGTTCGTGGTGCCGGCGTTGAAGGCCGTTTCGATGCGGGCGTAGGCGCGCAGCGGGATGCATCCCTTTTCCAGCGTGACGACGGGAACGCCCGTTGCCATGTTCTTCTGGTCGAAAGTTACACGCCGGCGCCATGCGCCGACGCCAACGTCTTCAGGATGCTTGATCGGGTTTGTCCAAATCGGATTAGCCATTGCTCTGATCCTTTCCTGATCAATCGCCAGTCGCGGCGAAGTAGCCGGTAACGAGACCGCGCTGCTTGCCAACCACGTTCGTGAGGGTGCCGTCGGTAAGCTCGACGGTGCGGCCAGCGTCACCGATCGTGTAACCGAGCTTCTTCATGCCCCACTTGCCGAACATGCCGAGGCCGGTCACCTGGCCGTAGTCGTCCTTCTGCTCACGGGAGTTGTAACGGGACTTGATACCCCACCCGAGCGCTTCCTGGCCGAGCATGAGCGCGGGAGCGAGGTTTGCACCCGCATTGCCGACGCCGGGCAGGATCGGCATGTCATCGACTTCGTGAACGACAACGCCGTCCCATTCGCGGTCACCGCCGAGGAACATGCCTTCGGAACGACGGGCAACCGACTGCTGGCGCTCGCTCTCGTTCATGGAGGCGACGAAATCGCGCATCATGAGAGAGTTGACGAAGCAGATGAAGAAGCGGCGGTTTTCGCTTTCGCTGATGCTGGTCGGCGTGATGCGCGGACGAGCCGAAAGCGCAACACGCTTCATCAGCGACACCGATTCCTTGGTGAACTTGCCGGTAGATGCCGACACGTTAGCAAGGGAGGCCGCATGGTTGGCAGTGACGTAGTTGGACAGCGAATTGCCGTACAGCACGCGGTCCTTGTTGTTGGTATGCCAGGTGTTCTTGTCGGCGGCCGAAGCTTCCGAATAAGCAACATCGAGGTTCTGGCCAACATCCTGCAGGCGGTCGATGACTTCGAACTTGATGTCTTCGTCAGCCCACGTTTTCAGGGCGCCTTTCGACGCCTTGCGAAGATCGATCGCCGCAAGGTCAACATCCAGCTCATGGAGCGAAATGCCCTTCTTGCGAAGATCCCAGTTCACCTTGTCGCCATATTCGCCAAGTTTGTCTTCATGGCCACGCAGCGGCTGGCGACCCTTGATCGCACCCTTCTGCAGGTTGGTGATGAACTCGAAGGTAATGCCGTTGCCCTGCTTGGAAGCAAAGTCTTCCTTCATCACGATCGGGTTCGTGGTGCCGGTCCCGGCGTAAGCCGCGAACGGGTTCGTCTGATAGAATTCGACACTGAACTGATCGTCCCAGATCGTAGGGATCAGACCTTCAGTCGCGCGGGTTTCCGCCATTGCAGTCTACCTTCTGATTTGAAGCTTCAGCGCTTCATGATGTCGGAGAGCGAGCGAGGGCCGCCGTATTCCGGGCCGCCTCTCGGTCCACCCGAAGGCGCACCCGAAAAGTCGGTCGGAAGTGGCGCGGCCTGTGCCGCCGGTTGCTGGTTCTGTTGGGGCTGTGCCTGTGGCTGCTGCTGTTGACCGCCCTGCATTGCGGCAAGACGTTTCTGAAACCATGCCTCTGGATCGTCACCGACTTCGGCAAATGCCATCTGTCGTTTATGCCACGTCATCAGCACCTCGAAAGGATGCTGTGAATTGATCATTTCAGCGATAACCCTCTGGCCGTCCGGCGTGGCTGCTACCTGCTCGATTGCTGCCTTTGCCGCGTCCACCTTTTCGCGACCATGCGACTGCACGGCCATGTTTTCAGACACGAATTCCTTCATATCCAGAATTGCCGTCTGAACCGGTGTAAGCTGCTCCTGCATGTAACCGTCAGGATTGTCGAACAACGTCGGTTTCGGCTGCTGCTGTGCCGGCTGTTGAGGCGTCGAAAGCTTTGCGATCTGGTCGCGCAGTTCTTTCAATTCCCGCTCGTGGCGTTCCTCGATTTCCTTGCGTCGACCTCGCTCGGCGTCGAGGGCCTGAATGGGAACCTGTCCCGGCTGCTGGGTCGCGGCGTTCTCAGCCTGACCGGGTGCCGGTGTCTGTTCCTTGCCAGCGAAACGGCCTTGGCCGTCTCTCTGCTGCCCCTGTTCCGTCGTCTGTCCCGAGGGAGCAGCCGCGGTCGTTGCAGCATTTGCAGCGTTGGTTTCGGTCTGGGTATCCGAAGACGCAGAAGCGCTCCGGCCCGACATGATGTCGTCCAGCGATTGCTCAGTCACAGTCTTTTCCTCGTTCGTGGGGAGTACGATTGCCCGTAAAACCCGGCACCGGTTCGTTGCCCGTTCAGGTCGGCACCACCATGCAGATTAACGGCCTGCGACCGGCTGCCCGTTTGCCCCGGCACCGGGTATGAATGACCAAGGAACCGGGCCAAGCCCTGCCAAGGTCGTTTCAAGGCGGGTCTGATCAGTCTCCGCCATGATCTTCTGCGTGCTGGCCTCCGTGTTTCGGATTTCAGCTCCTGCTTTTGCGAAATCGATCTCAGATGCCCCAGCGCCGCCGTCAGATGGTGCCATTGTTTGGCGGGCGTCTGCCATCGCTTTTTCCGCTTGCGCGTTTCTCAGCTTGGCTGTGGCCTGCTGTGTTGCCACTTCGGCTTGAGCCCCGGCAATTGCCATCGGGTTCGGCGGCTGTTGTTCAGCATCGCCAATCGCCTTGAGCAATTCGCCCTTGGATCGAAGGTTCGGAGCCGCTGCGATAACCGCCTTGAACGGAATTTCACCCTTGGTGTCCATCCGCTTCAGGTCAACGATCAGGCTGAACTGCTCATCCATCAGCGCGCCGACGGCCGGCGCATCGTCAAGGATGATATCGATGTCCACTTCGGCAAGCTTGCCCTGCATCATCGAGACGTTAGCGCCTTCAGGCACGGCACCGGGCGGCATAGACATCGGGTTGGTGTTGAGGCCTACCCACCGCAGATTCCGCATGTCGTCGGTAACGCGAATCCACCGCTCACCAGTCCAGAACTGACGAATGCGGTTCCACATCTTGCGGTATGCATCCATGTCCATCTGGCGCAGCGCATCGGTGAGCAAGCCCATCTGGGTCTGCCCGCCCTGCTGCTGCGCGATGATGGCACGGCCCGACTGTTGGCCGGCCTGCTTGCCCTGCATTGCTGCGTTCGGACCCATGACCTCAAAGACCGCCATGGCTTGCTCAAGCAACTGCATGTGGCCTTGCGACTGGTCATTGGTCGGGATGATACCGAAGTCTTCACCGAACTTCGCCGGCCCGGTCAGCGTGATGTGACCGTCAGCCTTCTGAAGCTGCTTTTTGTTCTCCTTGACGTTCGAATTGTAGGCGTCGTTGCCGAACGTTTGCCGCGACGTATCAAGGTGCAGTTTCTTCGACCGTCGCTTGTTGATCTCGTCCTGCGGGTCAACCAGATCGCGGATCGGCCCATAGCGCCCATTGTCGCGGTCAGTGTAAGACGAACGCCAGGCATACGGATGTTCACGCTCCCCGTCCTCATCAAGCCAAGGCGATGGCCCATCGCGAAGAATGCCGCCCTTGGTGAATTCCGCATAGCTCCACTGGCCATCCTGCCCGATAAAGTACATCTGGATGACGCGGATGCGCTTGCGCCGCGCGCTGTGCACCCAAGAGAACTTCGGCTTGTCGTCAAAGGTCTCGCCAGTGGTGGCGATAGATACTGTTTCATCAAAGACAGCCGCCGCGCCTTCACCGTACCGCCTTACAGCCTCTTCCCGGTCCATCCAGATGATAAGCCCGAGATAGGTTGCATCCGAGAAATCGTCTTCCGAGCTATGCGGATCCCAGAACATGCGATCCCATGCGCAGCGCGTCAGTTTCACGTCATAGTCCGGCTCCGTCATTGTCGTGGACGACAGCAGCGACGACCGCTTTAAACGAACCGTGATCTCGACACCGCCCCAGCCAGCCTTGAGCATGTCGCCCCAGACCAGAGACTTGATGTCAGAATAACCCTGATCGTCGCACACATAGCGCAGCGAGTCCGTCACCGCCTGCGAATCCTGCTCATGCATCGGCGTGCGCGGCAACGCTCGCGGCTGGGTGCGCTGCTGCCGTTCAAGACCCTGCAGATAGTCGATCTTGTTGCGGATCAGGTTGAACGACACCACCGGCTGCCCGCGCTTGCGCAGGATTTCAGCTTCACGCTCGGTCCACTGACGATTGTTGTAATAGTCGAGGTACTTTTCCGCGCCCTTTCTCGACTTGTCCGAACCGTCTTCGGCGTCGGTGAACATGTCGATGAGCCATCCATGAAACTGAATGTCTTCCATCAGGCTACTTTCCAATCTGGGGAATCGTCATCGTCTTCCGGCTCTTCGAACCAGTCGCGCTGCGCATTGTCAGTCTTCTTGGCGTCCTTGATGACCACATACGGCCGGGACATGCAGGCGTAGCGCACCTCGTCCGCGATATGGTCTTCACTGGTCGTGTCAAGGTCTTCGGCCCTGTTCGGGTCGTGCTGGAGCAACGGCACTGTTCGGATGAAGTCCTTGCAGGTTGAGAACACGTAGAGCCCCGGCCTATCACCGTCTCCCTTCATGCGCCCGCGCATTTGATCCCATCCGCCCATCGCTCCATGTGCCGCAACGCGCTTGTTGTCAGCCGGTCTGAAAACCACCTTGAAATCAGTGGCACGGGATAGGCGCTCATATATCGACGGGCCGCCATCTTCACTGAAAACAGCAGGGTCAAGAACGCCGTAAGAAATAACCTCCGTCGGCGGCTTAATCATCTTCTGGCCGTCGCTAAACTCCGCGCCTTCTCTGGTGGCAATGCCAATGCCGACTTCTTCAGCCGTCAGCTTGAGGCCAACGTTCGGCTCACCCTCCTTGCATCCGTACCATTCCCGATAACGCACGATCGAGCCGCGCGGGATCAACCCGCCCTCTGCCTTGTAGTCGTCACCGGCGATGGCCCACCAACCGACAGAGAACGGTTTTGCCGAGCCCCAGTCCATTGAACGGAAGCGCGTCCAATCCTTCGGGACGGCGAACGGCCGGATGATGTGCTTCGAGCTATTCCAGCAATCGAAGAACGCGCCTTCAACGGCATTCCAGTCGCCGGACAGCCACGCTTTCACCAACTGCTCTGAGCCAACCAGATACAGGTTGTTGATATATTCCGGGTCGTTCTCCAGCAGCAGCTTGTTATCCTGCACTCGTGACGGGATGTAGACGTATCGGTGCGCTCGTCCGTTCGGCAGCAGGCGAGACAAAGGCACCATGCCCTGCGGCGCAGGATCAATGTAGCGCTGCTTGATCCAGTGCTGCCCAGCACCGCCAGGGTTGCCCGTTAGGATCAGCTGCGTTGGAACGCCGCGAGCAGAGCGAAGGACGCCGAACAGACGATCAATCGGCTTGCTGTCCGGATACAGGCCGGCTTCTTCTATGCAAGCGTCAGAAACGTTCTGGCCCTGATATTTGTCAGCGTCCTGCACCCGTTCCAGCGGGCGAAAGCGAAGGCGCCCACCACCGGGAAACGTCCATGTCTTCTTCTGGTCATTCCAGCCGGCGCCGATCTTGCCGTAAATCTCCTTACTGCGGTCAATCGCATCATCGAGCATCGGCAATTCGCGCCGGCAGAACAGCGCATTGAAGGCTGAGCCATAAATGGCGGCCTTGATAGCATATTTGCCCAGAACGCCGTCAGTCTTGCCGCCACCGCGCGCGCCGCCAAAGAATATCTCACGGTAAGGACAATCAACCAGCGCGCTCTGTGGGCCTTCCTGTGGCGACCACGCAACGCGCCTAAGCTGGATTTGCCCCATGCTGCTTCTGCCACTCTTCTTCGGTCATTGGCTTGGCGTTGACGACGAAATCAAGCGCGCCTGTCAGGTCCACGTCCAGTTTGTCGCCATAAACTTTGGGACGGAGTTTTCCGGCCATCCATTTGCGAGCGTCGATCTGTAACCGGCGATGCTCGATCATGTCGCCCTTGGAGATTTCGACCACCTCGCCGTCCTTATCCAGCTTGGTCTTCGTTCCCTCGATCGGCGTGTTCGCGATGTCGAGGATTTCGTCAAAGAGGACATCGGCCTGGGCTTCGCGCGCACGCGCGTACTGGTCGCGGAAATCGTCGTGAGAAGACAGCCACCTGAACACTGTCGCCTTATGTGGCATGTCATCGCCTGCGCAAATCGAGTTGAGGCTTTTCCCCTCTGCCAGACGTTCGCAAATCGCGTCCGCGACTTTCACGCTGTATGATGAAGGTCTTGCCATTCCACTATCCTGTTGTGTTGATCCGGTTTGCCTTGCTTGACGCCGCTATATGCCGGGGAAAGACGACCCGTCGAGCGGACGGCGGTGGTTCTGAGCCACGAGCAAGGCCTTGTTCCTCGTACCGGTTGACGAGGCTTGGAATCACCGCTCGCCCATAAAAGGTTAAATGCCGAATGTCCGCATCAAGCGGTTGATGTCACTGTTCGCCTTGGCAATGGCCATAGACGTTTCGCTGGCATCGTGCGCGAGGTCGGGAATGATCGAACCAGGGCGCGGCGCTCTCGGGCCGCCGGTGGATTCGGGAAGGCCACCGCAGAGCGTGTCTGTCAGGGCGGCGATCTGGTAGGCCAGCGACTTCGCCGCGGTTAACGCATCGCGCACTTCGTCAATGGGAGATGCTGGCGAAATCCCCTTCGCCCCGGGCGAAACAGTATTGGCCAAGCCAGCGTATTGCGGATGCTGGATCTGATTGTAAAGTTCGCTCATGTTCAGGCCTCCTTAGACCTTGTGGGTGCCTTCGACGCCGCGCTGCATGCGCGCCAGCGTGCGACTGTGAAGCCAGTGCTGCGCCTCCTCGATCTTGGTCAGCGCCAGAGCGTTCTCCCGGCAGGCATACGGGCCAGACTGGAAAGAGCGAAGCCGGTCGGCAAGGATTGCAAGGAGCACTTCCTGCGTCAGGCCGTTGATGCCATTTTCATTGATGGGGCCGTTCTGGAAGCGGATAATTGCCTCTGGGCCGTGAATGTGCCCTCCGCTGGGTCCGTCAACGACCGTATCAGGCAGCCACACCTCATAGACGTGATTAGCACCGCCGGCGCCAGGTTCGTCAGTGACGCGAATTTCAATCTTGTCGTTCGCTGGGTTGACCTTGTGGTCGTTGATCGTGCGCATCAGCACTCTCCTTGGGTTGATTGGCCTAAAGAAAAACCCCGCCATTGCTGACGGGGCTGGAAACCGGTCTTGCCGGGATTGGTGCTATTTCTTGATGCGAGCGTACCGGTATCTCGCCGGCTTGTTTGCCCATTGATCGCGGGCCACGTACTGCAGCCAATACCACCGATCGATTATGAAGACCGGATGCCAGGCGAACCAGCGTTGCCAACTCATGCGCCGTTCCTCTCCCGCTCTTGCTCGGTGGTGGTCATGGGGTCACATCATCACGCCGTGCGCGGGCACAATCGGAACGTCGCCTGAACTGGTGGTGTGCACGTACCCCCCCGCATATGTCTGCTTTGGGAGCGGCGTATCGAGATGAGGCCACAGCGCGCCCCTGAAAGCATTTCGCAGATCGTCGCTGAGCGGCGGCAGCTTGCGCTTCACCTTGCCAATCACGCAGCGGCGCACGGCCTTGTTGATCTCGTTGGTGAAGCGGCGTTCCCGCTCACTCTCGGTAATGACGACGGTGTGCATCGCTCTCTCCATGTGGGCGGGTGAATGGGGTTAGGAGGCGATTAGCAGCAGCCCGGCATAAGCAACCTTGCACCCGACGTGGATGAACTGGTCAGCGTTGTAACCGAAGTGGCCGCGGCACTTGCCGTAGTCGGTCAGCGTGTGAATGACGAGTTCAAGCAAGAACAACACCCAACTGCCGGTGATGATTTGCACGGCCGTCGCATGAAGCAAAGCGTGACCGAACAATGCTAGCGGCCAGATGCGCTCACCCGGCACCAGATCAAGCGTTGCGTTCTTTGCCTTACTCATCCAGTCGCCTTGGAGGGCGTAGTCAAGAAGGAAGTGCGCCGCGATCATGTATACCAGCATTTCGAGAATGTGCATATAACACCTTTCAGGCCCGCCCTAAGAGCTTCAACCGGCTTTCGCCTGCGGGTCTTTCGGGGTCACTCGTTTGACGGGGCTACTACAGACCCTTGTTTGCTTTTCCTGAATCGATCAGCCCCACCTTGTTACGGGCGGGGCTGGTGGTAAATGCCTGCCTACAGGCTTGCGGATAGACAGGAAGGCGGCATATCGAGGTAGTCCAACCCTCTCAACCATCTGCCGTCATCTTACCGCTGGCTCAGTTGGACATTTGCCAGAAGCTAGACGCGATGTCCGCCTTCCTGATTTGCTGCGAGGGCCACACGCTACCGTGGCTTATCTAGAATATGCCCTGATACCACCAGCGTTAAGCTTGGCATCTCGCATGCGCTTCTGCTTTCAGCGCCGCCTCGCATTCCGTTGCCCTGTTGGGCGAATATGGAGCAGAGTGGCGGGATCGCACCGCCAGCTTAACCGAGTGTCGCAGGAAGGCTGATCAATTCCCACCGCTCTACCGATATACCCGACTAGGGTTCTGCTTGATCGCATGCTGGGCGCCAACTACCCACATAACTCTACACCCTTGCGGGGAGGACGGCCTTGGCTGATTACCGCGTCGTCATGCGAACTGGTTGCAGGCTCCGGAATTGAACCGGATATTTCGAGGTTATGAGCCACGCGGCTTACCGTTTGCCCTGCCTGCTTTGTTCCTGCCGCTGTTTCCCCGGGCGTCCAAGTGTCCCAGGCTGTGGCTTTAACCAGGCTTAGTCCCGTATAGGGCGCCGGGCGCGGCTCTCCGTCTCCCGAGAGGACAAGGCCCAAAGGCCACCTGGCGGTTACAACACTACTCTGGGCAGTGGCGTCTCCAGTCGGGATTTCTCATCTACGCCGCGCCCGGTGTCCCGGTGTTCGAATTCTCCGCGGAGAAGGGTCGATTGCGGCCTACCGTTCGGCACGCTCCAGAAGCTGCCGGCGGCGTTCGTTGCGCCATTGGGCATAAGCGAGGTTATCAGCCCTCACTTTTTCCTTCTGGCCGGTAACTTCATCGTCTCGCCAGTCCGTGGCGCATTTCTTTGAATTTACCGTTGTTGATGCGTGTTCTACGCCGGTTTCCGTCACGCCGTCCAGCGCCACTGTCAACCGGATTTGATGCTTTTGGTTGAGATTGTCTGCAATTCGTTGACAATACGACTGAATTCGGCGTTCGAAAGTACTTCTCGAAATACCTATCTTTCGCAGATAGGCCTCAAGGTACATGCCTTTTCGGATTTTGATGAACGAATATTCGTAAATCATCTTACGCCCTTCCTCATCGAGATACGCGTTAATCCAGTCCCAGACCTGATGCATCCGGCTTATCGCACCGGCCGACGGCGGAGCGCGGCGCACGTTATGCTCGCTCTCCCCAAACGCGCCGACCATCTCGTGCAGCACCGATGCCATGGCGCCGGTCTTCAGCCCCGGCCCAGCGTCGGCAGGAGAGGCGCGCAGCGTATGAGCCGCCTCGATTATCTGCGCCCGCACCTGCTCATATGTCCATTCCGCGAATACCGTCATGCTGCCGCTCCTCGATATGGCCATAGGCCGAAATGCATTCTCAGGGCTCCAAGGATCTCGTCGCTTGCAGCCATTCCATATTTCGTTGACGTCAATCGAGCGCCACGACGCACGGCGCTCAGGTCTATTTGATTGAAGTCGGCCACCAGCGATGGCCGGCGGGTCAACTCCGGGTTCGCCGCCAGCAGACGGGACACGGCCTTTATGACGTCGGCGTAGAGCTCGCCGGCGTTGCTCTGGTTGCCTGTGATGAGCATCAGGACGAGGCGCAGGTGATCTTCACCATGGCGCTGGCCTATCTCGCGCACCGTTGGCTTACAGAAGCATTCGCGCCCCTTGCGACTGGTCGGGCTGTGGTGCCGCCAGTCGCGCAGGATGACGCCGCATTCTCGGGCCACCTTGAAGATGTTGACGGTATGCTTCACACCGCCCCCATAATCTGGCGATAGCGTTCGTCCAATTCGTTACCGGCTGAATTTTCAGCCCGTTCGACAAATAGTTCGCGGCCTTGCTCGGCCAGTTCGTCGGCGCGTTCGTTTCCGATGACACCGACATGGCCCTTGACCCACTTGATTGAAATACGGCTCACAGGCGTATTTGAAAGCGCCCTGTCTATCGCCTGCCATAGGTCTAGGTTTTTGATGCCTCCCTCGTCACGCTTAGGGCTTTCAAGTTTTTTCTTGTTCCAGCCCCGCGCTTTCCACGTCTTCAGCCAGACATTTGCGCCCTCGACGCAGTATTGGCTGTCACACCATATCGTCGCCGGGTGTTCTTCATCACTGTAGGCCTCAGCCATTTCGATAGCCGTCAACAGCCCCATCAATTCCATTTGGTTGTTCGTAGTCTCGGCGTTGCCGCCATGCGACGAGGCGCATTCGATCCCGTCACGATAGACCACCACCCCCCAGCCACCTATGCCAGGATTGGGGATAGATGCCCCGTCGCAGAATATATGGATACCTTCAGCAAAGACTTCCGGGCTGAAGTTCGGCTTATCCCTCTTTAGGTTCGCGTAAGGCGATTTTTGCTTTTGCTTCTTGCCACTCGGCGCTGGAGGTGTTGCCGTCATGGCAATACCTTTTTCAGTGACAGCCTTCTGGATGAGAAACAGCGTCGATGTCATGTCTGCGCCCTTTTCTGGGAACTTGACGCGCGTGCCGAGCAGCTGCTGCGCCATGAAGGCAGCCTGACGAGCGGAAACGAAAGCACGGGTGTCAGCGCCTTGGCCTTTGAGATAGTCGCGCAGCGGGTGCAGCGATGGCGGGAATGTGTAGGTCATGACCGAGCCACCTCGCGTTTCCATTTTCTCCAGCGATACGAGTACCAGCGCCCCAACGCGGGATACTCTGAACCGTCACGAATTTCGAAATAGGCTTGGCAACCCGTCATGAACGGGATGTGCACAAGGGCGACAACCGGCGGCAATACCGATAGCCAGAACCATATCCAGCGCCAATAAATCCAATCTCGAATGAACCGGCCAAGAGGCAGCACTCGGAATTCTGCGGCCACCACCTCCCAAGCGGTCGGTTGCCATCCGGCAGGAGCGACCCGCTGGTTAAATGTTCTGCGGAGCTTGATGATTTCGAGCAGGATCATTTGCGATCCTCCTTCAACTCAGCGTCAATCATGGTGGTGAAGACGACGCCCATATCCCTGAAGATAACGCCGCTAGCCTGCGGGTCGTCTTCGAACATCATGGCTTCGCATTTGAGACCACCGGCAACCATCATCGTGTCAGATGGCTCACGCATAGCCTCAATCGCGGCCTTGGCTGCTTGCTCGCATATATCCATGACCATAGATCGAAGCTCATCGGCATTATTGGCCGAAACATCGATCAACGGAACTTGGCTCAGGTGAACGCCGATCGGGTCACCGTCGAAAACCGGCAGATTGTAGATCGCAGTGGCGACTTTCTGGATCATAGTCATTGCTGCATCATCCTGCACGGCGGCCTCCTGTCTTTCCGTTCACCTTGTCGATGTAGGCCCATGCGCGGCAGGTGTTGCACTCAGGGTCTTCGTCCGGGCACCGGGGGCCCCAATGGGCCTCAATCGCGTCGTGAACCAACTTGAGATCTGCTTCCGCCTTCGTGGTCTCGTTGATAATCTCGATGCAGAGAGTGACGCACTCGTCACAGATGAACGTCGACGGGCCGGCGATGAGATTTTTCACGTCGTGTTGGCTCTTGGAGCAAAACGAGCAGTAAAGAGTGGGCTTGGGTGGCTTGATCGCCTCAAGCTGAGCTTCGGCTATGCGCTGGGCGCTCTTGGCCTTCTCTGCCGTTACCTCGGCCGCCATAATCCGCTCGTCCGCATCGTCTCTGATCGCCTTCAATTTCTTGGTAGAGATGATCCTGAACATCACGCCCCCTTTTTAATCTGTAGGGGGCGGTTTGTGCGCGATGCAGAATCCCGCGCACTTTCGAGGACAGCTTGCCTGACGTAACCGGAGACAAGCGTGGTGCGCAGTGCGCGCGGTATTGAAGGAGTAACCAGGTCGACCACCCAGAAACCCGGCTTTTTCTGCCGAAACTCATAGAACGATGATGATGCCGTAGGCAGCTTCGTGACGGTTGCGCTCATTCTGCGGCCTCCGTCTTCTCCGGAATATTGAACTGCTCACCAATCAGCGTCAGCTGGGCGACTATCTGGGAAATCATCTCAGCGCCGCGCTCAAGGTTCGACAGGTGAAGGTCGGCGTTCTTGCGAAATGGCAGCAGAGTGTAAAAATCCTTGTCGGACTCGTCGTAGTCGCCGTCTTTCGCTTCCTGCACCTCGCGGGCAAACCACTTGGCCTCTCTATCGAATCCTTCGGAAAGACGCTTCAGCGTTTCCGAAACGCATTTGATAATTCCCTTGTCTATGACGGTCAGGGCTCCCTGATAGGAGCCAGCCGGCAAATCCAACAGATCGAAACCTTCAGGAAGCAAAACCATAGCGGGCTTGCCGCGCTCGGCTTCCAGTTCGGCGTTGACCTCAGCCATCGCCTTTTCGATATCCGTGAATTTCTCTTTGCCGAAGCGTTCCATGAACGCCTTCTGCATGGCTTCAGGAGCCATATCCGCGCTGATCGTTCCGCGGATGTAATTCTTCAGTTCTTCATAGCGTTCTGGGGTCATTTCAGGCTTCCTTTTTCGATGCGCGGGCCGACGTTCTTGTGCCAAACCTCGCTTTGAATTCGTCAGATTCGGGCGGCAGTTCGGGCATATCCGCCAACGTCGCCGGCTTGTCGTACTGGTGGATAAATTCGGGCCACGGTGGCATGCCCTGCATTCGGGTGCGCTTCTCCTGACCTTCTTCGGAAAGAGGTTCGTTGATTTCACGCGGGCAACGATGTTCGACGCAGAAACGAATGAAATCGCGCATCGGCTCGGGCCACAAGCAGGCGGGATCGGTGCCAGCCATGAGAGCGGCGACGGAATCCCTCCAATGGGTTTCGTTCAGAAACACTTCCCTTAGAAGGCGGTCACCAATCTTTGTGGACGTGAACCGCCCGTCGCACATGCCACGCGGATTGTTGGACGATATGGCTACATTCCATCCAAATAGCCGGGCATGGATGAAATCATGGAAGGCCATCGCTTCCTCTTCGGTCATCGCGTAACCAATGCACTCAGTATCGCGCCATTCGGTCAACGCCTCGGCTACCTGCATATTGGTGTTGAACGTCCTGGCGCCTTTGACTTCGCCAGCAACAAAGTGCTCGACAAGGTACCGAGGGCTCACGCCTTCGTCGGCGCGATCGGTGATAAGGAATCCGTCTTCCATTTCTGGCTTTTCCGTCATCATGCGGCACCTCGTTTCTGTTCGTTGAAATAGATCGGCTCGATGCAAGGCTGCTGGGGCTTCGGCCAGAACCGTCGAAACCAGATGCGGCGCGCGATCAGCGGAACCGCGTTGATGATTTCGGCGCTCGGGCGATTTTCTGCCCACTCGAAGAGATCAGGCTGATTTTCCATCGCCGCCTCCGAAGTTTGACATGAGCAACACGGGAGTGAGTTCGCCGGCCATCAGCATCCGGCGCAGTTCGGTCTTCACGAATGGATGAACGTTCCCGACGTGCGACAGAATTTCCTCTGCCTCGTTATCATTGTCGGGGATGCTGAAGGGTTCATAAGGGTTCAAATCATCAAGTTCATGATAACCACTATCTACCCCTAGAGATTCTTCTCTACCCTCAGAGCAAGAAACTATACGGTTTACCTCTACGGTATTGGGGCAAGTTTCTTTCACTTTGGGGGGTAAGTTTTTATCACTTTCTTCAGTTTGCGGGGGGCAAGTTTCTTTCTCCCCCTTACGCATCCGTTCGCGCTTCTTCCGATCCGCCCTTTGCGATGCGAGAGCCGTCTTTGCGATCCTCTTGTGCTCGGCAATCATCTCCTGCCTCGCATTGACCAGTCGGTACATCACCGAACCGCCCTCTGTTACGAAAAGAGGCTCGAGGTATTTCAGCTTGACCAACAACTTAAGGGCCTTCTTTACCGTCGGCCGCGTCGAGGCTGTGTCCAGCATCAAGTCAGGGATGCTTCGGAACGCTTTCGGATCAGCTTTGCTGCAATAATTCAGGAAGGACCGGATAACCCCGAGACACGCGCCTTTTGCCATCGGATCGGCGTTTACCGTATCTTCGAAGTCAAACTTCCAGGTCGCGCTGCTGGTGTCCTTCTTCTCCTCTTCCATCAAGCATCCCCAATCTCGCGCTTTAGCGCTTGAATGAGCCGCCTCACGGCTTCGTCGGTGGAGAAGTAGACGAACTGGTCTTCGTCACGGTCGAAAGGGCGCGTACCCTTCTGAAGGATGACCACGCCCCCCTTACCGTTTCGGTAGACTGAAGTCTGGGGCTGATCGAAGATGACGACCGCGTCGTCGTCTGGTTGGTCGTCAATGATCTTGACGGGGGTTCCTGCCGTCACCTCGTCCCCTTCAACGTAGACGCCGAGAGATTTGAGGATACGGTTCAGGTTCTGCCCAGCAGCGCCGCCACACTCGATTTCTGCGAGCAGTTGAGGACTGACGCCGCAGGCCGTTGAAAGCCGCTCAAGCGACCAGCCGCGGGCCTCGCGGGCCTCTTTGATTTCGGCGCCTGTCATTGAGCCACCTGCGCGGGCTGGACTGGCATTTCGAGCGGATAGAGGTCAGGGCGTAAATCAGACCGATTAACACCGGAGACCCTTTCGACGGACAGAACGCGGTCTGCTGGAACCTTTTTCCACTGACTTACGGCTTGCGCCGTGACGCCAAGCCGGCGCGCAAGTTCTTTTGCGCTTCCGACATTTTTAATCGCTTTTTCGAGGGACATCTGCGCCTTCCATAGTTAACGCTAATGCACGAGAGTAAAGCACGCCTTTACCTTAATATCAAGTACGGCTTCATTGAAAATGTAAAGCGTGCCTTTATGATCCTCAGCAAACGAGGTGAGTTATGAATTTAGGAAAAAAATTGATCGCGGCTCGTCACGCAAAGCGGATGACGCAGGCGCAGATTGCTGAAAAGTTGGGCGTGACCGTTCAGGCTGTTTCTCAATGGGAAAAGGATCGGACCATACCTGGAACGGCCAACATGCGAAAACTCATGGGGCTTCTCGATATCGACCTAGACGCAAATATGTCTTCTCTAGATCAAGGGGTTAACATCGGCATCAACGTTTCAGCACCGTTGATAAAAGAGTTCCCTACAATATTCTTTGCCGAAGGAGAGCAGGACGTAACCGAAGACGACTGGCTGGATTGGGACGAAATGCCGTTCGGAAAGCCAGTTGAGCGTCTTACAATTAACTGGGAGCCAATCGGCAACATCTTCGCCATCACGGTTAAAGACATGAGCATGGCCCCGGATTTTATAGAAGGTGATTATCTGATTATTGATTCCGGTATGAAGGTTAGGCCGGGTGCCCTCGCATTCGTTCAAACCCGAGATCCTTCGTTCGACTCTTTTTTGAGAAAAGTCCGGCTGACCGGGATGAGCGACGACGGGAAGAGAGTAATGGAAATCGTTCCTTTGAACCCCGACTACCCCACTTTAAAGGGGACTGAAGGCATTGATTTCACTATCACAGGCGGTCTGAGAGAGCACCGGAGGGTATTCAAGCCGGCTTGATATCGAAAAAATTGGTAAAGGAAGGCTTGATTAAGTTATCAAGCGGTGCTTTACTCACTCCATCAACTCGATGGAGCGAACATGCATACCGTAGAAATCCATGGGAATGCACTTCCGGTAACCGCCTTCAATGGCGTGCGCGTATTGACGACCGAACGCTTGGCTAAGGTGTTCGGCGCGTCCGAGCGGCAAGTATCAGATAATTTTGCGAACAACGCTGACCGGTTCGAACTTGGCAAACACTTCTTCAAAGTCGAAGGTCCCGAACTGCGTGCTCTGAAGGACAGACACGATTTTATCGGGTCTGTTGGAAAGAACGCCAAAAGCCTCATGCTTTGGACTGATCGCGGCGCATCCCGCCACGCCAAGATCCTCGACACTGATATGGCATGGGACGTTTACGGCGAGCTTGAAGAAGCATATTTCGCCAACCGCGCTGATCGTCGCCCAATGACGATGGCAGAAATGGCCCTGCAGAACGCTCAGGCACTTGTCGATATGGAGCGCCGCCAGGCCGAGCAAGACGCGAAGCTTGAGGCTGTCGTTTCCGATATTGCCGAAATCAAGCAAGCCCACACGGTTCTTGATCGTATGCCATCCGACTGCGAAGGCATCGAGCGCATCCGGAGGCGGATGAATAAGGAATTCAGCCTGTCCGTCCCAGTGGTCGACAAGATTATGCGCGATAGCCCCTACGCTCCGACGGTTCGCGTGCTCGTCCGCAACCAACATGCCGAGGGCGCGCACAACTCCGGCTTCGCAATCAAGGAAGTCTCGGCAATCTTCAAGCGCTTCGTAAGCGAATGCCAGCACTCGGCCGGCGCGCTCCATACCCATCCATACATCGAAGGCCGGTTCAAGCTGATCCGCCGGGAATAAAGACTGGCCGCCCGATCCGCAATCATTTCACCAAATTTTTGATAGGAAGCAAATCATGTCCGACCGACACAGCCAGGTCGTAGAGGCCATAGTCAACACGCCGGTAGAAGTTCTTGAGCGTGGCGCGGTCGCCATTCTCCAAAACCTCGCTGACAAGTTCCCTGACTTGTCACGCGACGAATTCACGAACGCGATGGATGAGGCAATGAGCGTCTTTGAAGAACGCATGGAGAAGGCGTCCGCTGAGATCACTTCAATGGAACAGCTTGCGCCTTTGTTCGACGGACTGCCCGAGGGAACCCCTCTGGAAGAATGTGCTCGCATCAAGGGCGAACGCGGCGACCCGTTGGCGCTGACATTCTTGAAGTGGATGGCGCAGCAGGCAGGAGGCGTTCAGTGATGTCCAGTCCCGCCTATCGCTTCTTGCCCTTGTTCGCCTTTGCCTTCAGTTCCGCGATCATCTTCGTCAGCCGCTCTGTTGCTTTTTCGGCATCGGCAATGGCGACATCGGCGGATTTCGCATTGCGGATGGCAACGATCGGCTCGCTCAAGTGCATGATTGCTTCCTTCAACGCCATTTGGTCATCCATGGCGGATTTTCCAATCTCGGCAGCTAATATCCGCACCTCATGCGCGTCGAGGGTGTCAGGGTCTTCCTGGAGAAGCTCCACCAGAACTTTCAATTCATCCACGCGGTTTGTAACGGACTTCTCCGATTCCTTCAGCACCGCCCGAACGTTCTCATCAGCTGTCATGCCGATTTGGCAAAGGCGCCGTATCGCTTCAGCGCGCGACCGTATTCGAAGCTTGAATGACCAGTCATCGATAGCCTCTGCCTCGCTCTCTGAAAGCATCATCTGGAATTTTATGGTTTTGAGTTCTTTATCGGTCATGAGCGTTTTCAATACCTTAAGTGGTTTCGTTACGTAACGTTTTGGCAGAAATCCGCGAGTTCCACAATAGATGGAACTTCCATCACTTTCCTGATTGACGGAAATCGGAATTGGTGGTTAATATAAAACCAATGGAACTGATGGAGGTTAATGATGTCGAAAGGCGAACCTAAGACCGAGCGGTTCCAGATGGCGGTTTCCGCCGACTGGATCGATAAGGTTGACAGCTGGCGCTTTGCCAATCGGATAAACAGCCGTGCAACGGCCATCCGGCAACTGGTCGAAAAGGCTCTGAAATTGGACGAGGAAGTTCCGGTTACGACCGGAGAGTAACGACAGCGGGGTAAGGGACGAAAGTTTGGCGACCCAATCCCTGCCGCCCGCTGTCATCAATATTCACGACACATAAGGATTTGCCCCAATGAGCAATCAAGGGAATAGCACAACTGCGCCCGCAGTTTCAACCGTCGAGAACAATCTCGATATCTTGGATTTGGAAAATCCCCTTGCTGATGCGACCCGCATGGCGTCGATCACGTCCCGCCTGATCACCGATTGCATCGGTGGGCCGAATACCAGCAACAATTACCATCTCACCAATAATCAGGTCGAGGACATGTTGTTTGCCACCTACCAGACGGCGGAACTCATCAAACGGATTTACCAGACTTGGGAAGCAGTCCTTGAGGTTAACCGCAAAGAAGGAGCTTCTAAATGACAGCCCCTTCTCTCGCACAGCATAAGCTTCTCGACATCGCCAACATGGTATCCGTCGTGAAGAACCTCAACAATGCGCTCTTCATGGCCTGCGCCGATCTAGACAACATGGAACAGATCAACGCGCTCCACTCCGTCATTGATGAGATCAACAATCGGATCGAAGTCCTTGGCGAACGTATTGATGAAGTTCGGGAGGAACTGGCATGAGCAAGTTCGTAATCGACAAGACGGATTGCCTTGATTCCGCCGCCCGCAATTTAAATGACCTTCTCGATGTGATCTGCGCACTTCAGTTCGACGCGACCGACGGTCCCGTTGATCGCCGCATTGACAGCCTGCTCTGGATCGCTCGCGATATGGCAGAGGGTATAGTTGCCAGGATGGGGAATCGTTCGGCCAGTTCCATTGGGGAGACGGCAGAATGAACGCCCTCATCAACCGCCCCCAGCAGCACAACACGCTGAACGTCTACCGCACCCTGCCGCCGCATTGCATCGCATTCGAAGTGACCGACCGGCACAGCCTCCCCTTTATCGGGCCGGGGGAGGTCGTTGTGGTGGACACCGAAGACCGCACGGCACGCGTGGGCGATATCTACGTGATCGAGTGGATGGGCGGTCGGCGCAATGTCTGCCAGGCGCTCCACAGCGCTGCAGCTTGGCAGAAGGCAGGAAATGATCCGCGCTGGCATGTCGCCTCTATGCGGACCACAACGCCCGCCGAGTTTGAAGAATGGATTGCTGCTTCCAACGTCGCCGTAGGCAGAGGCATGACGCCTCAGTGGTGCGGAGGATGGGCGGAAGGCCCTTTCACTCTCGATCACTTGGAAAGCAAGCTCGTCGGCGCTGTCGTCGGCATATTCAAGCCTTCGCGGTCTGTGGATAAGTCGAATAACGGGGAGAACGACGGATGAGAGTCTTGCCGGAATGGACAAAGGCAATGCTTCCAGTCGGGATGGATGACGCCGCCACACTGTTGGGCGTCTCCCGTCGCTTCCTCACCAATCTCGTCAAGACCCACCACCACTATGAGAAGCGCGGGGCGAAGAAGGTTTTTTACCCCGAGCATATCGTTTTGCTGCGGGAAAGCTTGAAGGAGAAAGCGTCGTGTCGAACCTCGAACTCAAACAGCGCAACGGGGTCTGGTACGCGTCTGGCACAATCGCCGGCGAGCGCATACGAGAAAGCCTTGGAACTCGCGACAAGAAAGTCGCAGAAGAGCTCCGGGCGCAATACGAAGCGCGCGTCTGGAAACGTCATACCTATGGCGAGGAAGCGGTAAGGCTGTTTGAAGAAGCAGCCACGAGCTACATGCGGCAGGGCGGCGAGGCCCGGTTCCTGCCGCCGATCATCAAATACTTCAAGGGCAGGGCGGTCGGCACAATCAAGCCGGCCGAACTGCGTTCTATGGCGCTGACCGTTTTCCCGACAGCGGCACCGGCCACCCGGAACCGGCAGGCCATCGTTCCCGCGCGCGCCGTGATGAACCATGCCCATGATCTTGGATGGTGCGGCGCCATCAAGGTGAAGATGTTCGAAACGCCGAAATCGAACAAGCACCAGCCGGTTGACCGTAAATGGCTTGATGCCTTCCTGGCTCAATCCGACAAAGACAAGCTCTGGCATCTGTCGGCGCTGGTGCTGTTCATGAACCAGACCGCGGCGCGCGTGTCGGAAGCCGTGAACCTCATGGGCGAACACGTCGATCTTTCCGAGCGGGTTGCCGTGCTGGCAAAGACGAAGACGGAAGAGTGGTCGGTGCGCCACTTGACGGCCGAACTCGTTGCGAGAATGGCGGGGCTGGACATCCAGAAGGGGGAACACGTTTTCAGCTACACAGACCCGAAGTCGGTCAACAAGCGCATTGCAGCGGTTTGCGATCGGGCAGGGATCGAGAAGAGAACGACCCATTCCGCTGGGCGGCATTCGTTCGGCACGAACGCCATGAAGCTGCCAGACGCGGATATCAAGATGGCGATGGACGCCGGCGGCTGGAAGTCTGCAAAGCTGTTTTTGGAAACCTATGTGCACAGCAAGAACGCTGGCAAAACGCTTGCTGAAAAGCTCGACAAGCAAAATGGGCTCATTGGCACAGATTTGGCACAGCCCAAAGAGAAGAAGGCGTATCGATTTGGAAAGAAAGGGTAA